ACCTGTGCGGGAGTATTGGAACAATTGCTGGATTCATGCCAGCCCATTTGTGAACTAGGAGCATCTTACTGCAACCGGAGTTTGCAGTGTGATGTTTCGAGTTCGTTAGACAAGTGAGGTTGAGTCCTCAGTTGATCTGATTCGTTTTTCCCTTTCCGGCGACGAGCGCCGGGTTATTGCCACTAGTGAGTGGAATAACGTAGGATTTGGTATAGCCATTTCCACAAAAATCATAACGACGGTAGATTAAGTAGAATCCGTGTCCTGCTACGCCAGCAGGGAATTTTAGTCCAGACGGTGGACTTTAAATATCCGTCACCTTTATGGTGTGTATATCACCTAAACTATACAATATATTTTTATACTGATCAAGTTTTTATATAAAAGCATGAACTATACCGTAATTAACGGACCTGGGGGAGATAAGGTAGTACCTATACTGCCCCTTGTAACGCGTGTCGATCTACGCAAGAAATGATCAAGGTTCGCCCGACCTAAAGAGGTGCGGTTCCATAACCCTAGACGGGTCGAAATCCCCATGTGGGTCATTAGACACGTCGACAGACAGGCTTAGCCGTGATGTGGACTTGAGACAGCTTGCTGTCAGTCCGTCACCAAAAACCCCTTGTGGGTGAGTAATTACTATGCCGATAGTTGAACATACAAAACACTAGCAGCTGGTCAAAGTTGCAATGTTTTGTTGTTCGATTTGTCTGGGGTTCTTTTACAAAATTATGATGAAAGAACAACAGCGATTGAATAACGAAACCGTGGAGGAAGAGCAGGGAGCTCAAGGATTTGGACACGTGGAGGGTGTGTCGCAAGACGGATGTGGAACTTGCAACAAGGAAACAGGAAACCTTAAACCTGTAGGGGTGGATGCCCCGTCGATCACGGCGATCGCTAAATGCCGAATTGTAAAGCGTAAGTGGTTGCGCCAGGTGATACAGGGTGCTGATGACCCTATCAATTGTAGACTTGTGAATCAAGCAGGTCTCGTTGAGATGTTGATGTCACCTGATACTGTAACCACAGAGACAACCCAACGTTTAAAACGCGCTGGTATGGAATTGGAGGATTTCCTACATCTCATTAATGCTTTACGTAGTGTCGAAAATTACAGTGCAGTCTTCTCCATTTTGAAATTGTACTTGAACAAGTTGGAAGGTGTCAACGGTTTGAGTGTGATTGAATGGATCGATTCCTTGTTTGGTCTATGTACCGCTGATGAGGAGACTGTTGAGAAAGTACGTACATATCCCACACGTGCTCACGAAATATTGGCTGAATTTCACGACACACATTCGACTGCTGTAGGTGGGTTCCGATGGGTCAACCAACAAGGAGTACCCGATGTCGGAGTTACCAACAGCGCTCGTGAGCGAGTTGTAAGTAGGCGCGAGGAGTTTGTACAAGGATTAGTTTCAGTGTTACGTGCGCCCAAACAACTCAAAGGACATCCGATGACGCGTATGATTCAGATGTTCATGAGAGGTCTGGTGACAATTGGCTTGTGTCCTAAGCTTGAAGGTGAGTTTAAGGTGAAGGATTTCATGATGTTTACTGTTGATAAATTTGACGAGGATGCAGTAGATGTTTTGGCCAATTTGGGAACTGCTATTGACGATTTTGGACATTGGTTGGTGGAAGTGTTTGCACAAGGTACGGTTAACCCCGAAACCGGCAACACGGATGATGTAGCTGGATACGATCGTAAAGTATCTCAGTTGAAGTCACTCCTACCATATTTCAAAGCAGGGCGTTTGGAGGAAGTCGGTCAGTCGAACCACGATTTCTTCTTACAGATTCACGCACTATCCGCATTAGGTGAGCGGATGCTGCGGAAGCACAAATGTCCCCATACTACCAGACTATTGTTGTCCAGATTGGCTGAGATGGACAACTTGAAAACGACCGCTCACATTATCACTTTATCCACGAAACAGAAGGTACAGGCATTTGGCGTTTTGCTGTACGGCGAATCTTCTGTGGGGAAGAGTGGTGTGAATAAAATGCTGACTGATGTGTTTTTCCAGTACAAGATGGACAAGGGCTGGAAACCATCAGGTGATTTACAGGAGTATAACATAACGATGAATGTTGCTGATAAATACCAATCTGAGTATCTCGCCCACCACAAGGCCGTGGGTTTGGATGATTTCATGAATGGTAAACCTGAGAAGACACAAGATAATCCCCTTGATTTCTTGACCAGGTTGATCAACAACACTCCCGCGACCGCATTGAAGGCAGATGTCGGTGATAAAGGTAATGTCCCTCTTTTGGCTGAATTCGTGTGTGCAACGACCAATGTTAAGCACTTGCACGCAGCCAGCTTCTCGAGTGAACCTATATCCATTTTGCGCCGTGTGGGATTCACGATTACACAAACTGTTCGCCCACAGTTCCGCATCCCAGGAACGATGATGTTAGACGAATACAACACTGGCGGTGAGACGGATTTGTGGACGTTCGATGTTGAAATGCCCATTAAGACCTCTACAGGTGTTGGATATCGCTTGTTGAAATTCACTGATGACGACGGCGAGAAGAAAGAGGCTAAGGGTATTCGCATTGATCAGTTGTTGGTTATGTTTAGGCAGTACTTGGAGGTGTATTTCCCCAACCAAGAGCGAGTACTTGCTAAGGCAAATGCCAAAGTCGATATGTGTGAACACCGAATTCCCAAAGGTGTGTGCAAGAAGTGTAAACCGTGTAAAGAGGAGATCGTTGATGATGCGCCTATTTCCTCTGAGTTCTTTGAACATTCTGAGGATGAAAGTAGCGTGCCACCAATAGCAAGCACTTCATCCGATGATGGTGCGAGCACGATCACAAGCGAGACGACAGCCACTTCCGATCGCCCAACCTTGCGAGAGCGTATGAGGCAGTGCTCGTGGTTAAGTGATTCGACAGGACCAACGATTAATCCGGAATTCTTTCCTACTGTGTGTAAATGTGGAGACACAATGGAGGCCGGTCATGAGATGTGTGATACTTGCGATGCAGAATTGCGCTCTGACTACACGATGGACGATTATACCAATCAGAATGGAATTGTCGAAAGTGTGCGCAACGCAGTAGATTTAGACGCTTTAGTTGAACTTTCCGGTGTTGTGCGCGCTCTCCGCTTTGTAGACATGTTGCCGAGTCCGATTTTCATCTGGTATGCCCGAACCATGATGTTTATCGAGAGTCCCATAACTCGGCTTATATTTAAGTATCGACATATTCTATGGCGCTTTGCAGGAGCGTTCATGCTTGCCGCACCGTTGTGGCCTTACCTTGCTATGGTGAGCATGATATTTGTCGGCTTGATTTGCGTGAGTACACAGGTGACAATGGAGAGGCGAGTGAGAGAAGCATTGCGTACTAGTCGTGTTCGCGTGCAAGACTTGCAGATGGCTGTTACAAAGCCACGCGTCCTCCAAGTGGCTCTTGCAATCATTGCAGCTGGAGTAGCGTACAAGAGTGTCATGAAAGTTTCGAATTTGGTTTGGACGGGAAAGCAAGATGATAATGTCGTAGAAGAGGAAATAACTGAAGAAGTACCAATACCCCAAATGCCGGTGGGAAATCAGTCATGTCCAACAATGTCAGAGCAAGGTGTGACCCCAAGCACACCGTTCAACCAGAAACTTGAATTTCAGGATGTACCTGCTGGAGATAAGAATAAGACGATGACAGAAGAGCAGATAAAACACGTGATTGAAAAGAACATGATGACATTGATTTTCGAGGATGAGAATGGTAATGGAAAAACGTATTGTAGTGGACTTGCTGTAACAAGTGGGTTTATGCTTACGGTTAACCATGCGTTTCCAGATACAGAAGAAGGCGATATCTATTTTGTGCGGATCCTTATTGGTGATGGCACAAAGTCTGGAAACACTATTCGAACAACCATTAGCTGTAAGTGCATTCACAGATTTGAGGGACACGATCTCGCGTTGGTGAACCTTCCTTGTATAGGCGATAGGAAGGATATCATTGATTTGTTTCCGTTGATCAAACCCCCCAGTGATGTAATGGTGTCTTCCATTAGGCGTAATGTGAAAGGAGGCATCGTGCACATGCGTGAGTATATCAGGACTAAAAGCCACAAGTATCGTACCCCGACGAACAAACATGTGGTCGACGGATTTATGTATGAATTGCCTTTCCAGACTTTCATGGGATTGTGTGGGATGGTGATGATAGGACACGGAAAAGCACCATGCATTCACAGCATTCACACTGCAGGAGTCACAGGACAGTGTGAGGGTGCTAGTGATTGTTTGTTGCAATCCGATTTGCGCACAGCCGTCGACTCATATTTAGAGAGGAAACATGTTTTGAAACTTGCCCAACCTGGAAAACTAGATCTTGAACAAATGAAGATTGGTATTCAGAAGAAGATTCACACGAACAGCCCATTGCACGATATTAAGGATGATAGTGCCGTTATGTTGTATGGACAGACCACAATTCCGGTGACGAAGTTTAGACATTCCGTTCACAAGACGAAGTGTTATGACGACGTTGAAGAGTTGTTTGGAATGGGACAAATCGCGAAACCCCCCCCCGCGATTCCTGGCCATAGACATTATGCGAAGGCATTGGTTAACTTGACAAATCCGAACAGAGGGTTCCCCGAAGTTTGGATGGAAGAAGCTGTAAACGACTTTCTTGGCGGAGAAGTAGCCGCGGTGGTGGTGCGGTACAAAGGTCGATTGCAACCATTGACTATCGAACAAGCATTGAACGGTGTTGTAGGCATGAGAGGGATTGACAGATTAGATGGTAACACATCTGCTGGCATTCCATATCTTAAGTCGAAGAACCAGGTGTGTCCACGTGTAGGTGATAAGATGACGATGGACAATGACATGATGCAGATCTACATCTTCAAAGAGAATTTGTGGGCAGATGGTATTCGTACGTACGAAGTGCTGAATTTGTGTTTGAAAGACGAGGCAATGGCTATGTTGAAAGAGTTCGCCCGCTCTTTTCAATGTGCCAACATTCATTTGACGGTGGGAATTAGGCGACATTATTCCCCTTTGGTCAACATGATCATTGATAATGCTTTACCGTTTGAATGTGCCTTGGGTATCAATTGCCAGGGTCCTGACTGGCACCACACCATCGAGCATCTTGCGCGTTTTGGCAAGGATCGCATTGTTGCTGGGGATCATAAGGCGTATGACCAGCACATGAGTTCAGGTGCCACCACGGCAGCTTTCTCCATGCTGATCGAGATGGCGAAGGATTGTGGGTATGATCAGCGATCGTTGGCTGTCATGCGGACACTAGCCACCGAAATCACACATCCTATGATTAATGTGAATGGAGATCTCGCTAAGTTGTTCGGTAGCAATCCCTCCGGGCATGCGCTGACAACTGTTGTGAATTCTTTGGTTAACTCCTTGTACCATCGTTGCGTTTATATCTCTTTGAAAACTTCACCCTTGCCCTTTCGACAGACAGTTTCGTTGTTGACTTATGGCGACGACTGTGCTTATTCCGCTCACCCTGACATCAATTTTGGACATACAGATGTGCAGAGGGCATTTGCGGATTTTGGGCTTGTATATACTATGGCGAAGAAGGATGCTGAATCAGTGCAATACATAACTTTGGACGAGCTGTCATTTCTCAAGCGAACTCCTCGATGGGATGAGGATTTGCAAATGTACATGGCGCCACTTGAGAAAAG